CTTCAAATACTTGTATTGCGGCAAAGTCGCCTCCAGTACCCATACTAGGATCAAGGGCAACAACATAGTTGTTATCACCTGTTGGCCTGCCGTACCAACGTGTTTGTCCCATATTAAGTATTGGATCTGCACCTTCCATTGATGCTAACTTAATACTATTAATAAGTGTTTCATCATAGATTAAGAATTCACAACCATACTCACGTCTAAACTTTTCTTCACCAATACGCCCAATTTCATTCTTCTTCCATTCTTCATCTCTGTCAGGATGTTCGTCCCAACTACATGTAAAACCATGAAAGCCATTCTTACCAATAGATGCTTCGTTACCGTGTTCGTCAAATTTATCTGCTGACTCTTTCCAAATAACAGCAAACGTATCTTCGTCTGAGTTAGGTGTACTTGTAATAATAGCACGACCACCTGTTGCTAGTGTAGGTGATATTGATGTCCAAAATTCTTCTGCAATGTTAGGATTAACAAATGCAAACTCATCACAGTATAGTAATGATATGGACATACCACGTCCTGTGTTTCCTGTTGTAGTAGCACTTACAATTCTACTTCCATTCTCAAATTCCATTGAGCCTTTGTTGTAGTTTGTTACTCCTGCTCTAATATGATCAGAACACATTTCATACACATATCTAATACGTTGCATAATCTCTTGTGCACCTGTATATTTGTGTGCGGCAATTAGTATTGTTTGATCTGGATGAAACATTGCATACCAACACAAGTAAATTGCGGCAGTAGTTGTCTTACCAGTTTGTCTTGGCAACATATTAATATTAAAACGGAAGTCGTGATAACTCCGTAGTAAACGTACTTGATATCCAAATGGATCAAATAATAATTTACCTTTTACAGGGTGCTGAATAAATGCAAACTTCTTAGCAAAGTACAAGTATCCATTTTTTGGATCCATGCATTGCTTAAGGTCGTCAATCTGCGCCTCGGTATATGTATCTCTTGTGTGTGCCTTCTTTGTTAAGACACCATCTAAACTCTTTGTTGCCATACTATTATTTACTCAAAAAAATACCCGCCGGAGCGGGTATTGAATGTTGTTGTGACGTTTGTTATTATTATTATTCTTGATTAACCAGTTACGGTTAAGAAAGTTGCTTCTACAACGTCAGTGCCTGTTACATCAACGTTGTTTGGCCCTACTGTTGTACCTAATGCTCTAATACGTGCTTGTAAGTCCGTTGGGCTTGTATTTCTGTCTGTAATAACGCTAATCTCACCTGATGCATCGTTTTTTACAGCATACATCAAAGGATTAACTTCTTTAATAATCATTTCTACTGCTTCATCAACAGCATCATCTTCAGCTCTCAAATCAACATCTGTATTACCAGCAACTTGTACTGTGATTAAAAACCCTTTAGCACCATGAGAATATACATTACCTGCTGTAACACTTAATCCTGTAGTTCTTGCAAATCCAGCCATTTATATCTCCTTAGTGTCCACCGCAACTACTTGCGTATAGCTTTTCAAATTTTTCTTTGCCGCAACCAAATTTAGAATCTACTTTTTTAAGCATTTCATTTTTTGAACATCCACTTGCGTCAAGTCGTTTCATTTCTTTTTTACAGCCAGCTTCGTCGAAACTATCTTCTTTTGCTTCGCCAAACTTTTCAGCAAACTTAGCTTTTAATTCTTCTTTAATCTTATTTTCAAGTGCCATTGGATTATCACCGCCTGCTACTTTTGGATATGATTTCTTTTCTTTATTAAGTCCGCCTGCTAAGTCTTTAGTCATATACTTTGTATCCTGATGTTGTTCATCTGGACTGTTAGCATAATCTTCGTTATCGCTAGGCTCATCTTGCATTGTAAGTTTCGTTGGCATGTCACTTGGCATCTTCATTGGCATTGGACCATCTTTTGGACCATCCATCTTTTTCATAATGTCCATTGATTTCTCAATGTCGCCACGCATACCTAAACTTGGCATTGGCTCTGGGTTAAGATCTTTATCTCCTAACACTTTAAATAATTCGCCTACTTCTTGTGGACTATCACCTGTTAATGAAATGTTCATTGATGCCGCTTCGTTAAGGTCATCAATTTTTTTGTAAATGTCATTTAGTTTCATATTATTTGCTCCCCATTGGGCTTTTGCTTTGTGGTTCGCCCATATCTTGAATTTGTTCTTTGTTTGGTTGAATGCCTCCTATTGGATCATTCTCTCTTTCTTTACGTGCTTGTTCTAGCTCTGCTAGTAAGCCCATAACTCTTTCACCTGTCACTTGCTTATGAACTGCTGGATCTGATTCTGGTAAGTCGCTACCTAATGCTGGCTCATAAACTTTAGTGTATTCTGTATCTTGATATTGCTCTTGTGGAGCATCTAAGTTTCTTACAATTAAGTGTGACTGTGGTAACCCGCATGTCTGTGTTAAGTATTCTGCTAACACAGGTGCAATAGTAGGATATGCTAATTCCGCTTCGCAGTAATTAACTTCGCAGTTTTGTAACTGTGGAAAATCTAATGGGCGTTCTGTAATCGGTGTTCGTTTACAATCCGTCATATTCATTACACCAAACTTCTGAAGTGATTGTTCCATAGTGTCCATGCAACCTTCAGGTAGTTCGCCTGCAATACCAATTTTAAATTTATAAGTCTTTTTCGACTCTGTTAAATAATCTGCAAATGTCTTCATATCAGTTCCTTATATGTTTATTTATCCATGTTTTTCAATTTCTCAAGCAAACTGTTACGGTCAGTAACTACGTATCCTTCACCATTTACAAGCCCAGAATCTTCATATCCGCTGTCTTTATCTTGCTTTTCTTTCTTAAGTTGCAAGTCAATCATTTTTAATTTCTTATCTAGTTTCGCAACCTTGGCGTCAAGAGCCGTTTTAAGCATTCCTCCAGCCACTTCAAATACTCTGCCACTATATCTACTCTCCACATTCATACCCAAATCCATTAGATCATCATAGGCTGTAGTAGCCTTTAGTGCAATTTCGTTGAGTTCTTTATCTGCTAATTCACCTAGTCCTTTTACAGCTGGTAATGCCGCAGTAATTTTATCAAGTTCTGCAATATCTCTAAAGTCTTCTTGTTGGTCTGCTTTAACAACATCATTAGAGTTTGATTGCTCTTGTTTAATAATTTCCTGACTTTCAGGCAAATTGAGTAATTCTTCTAGTTTCTTAGTCATTTTGGTTTTCCATTATATGCTACTATTATTTATCCTATTTTCGTTTGCCTGAGTGAAAAATGTCTTTTTCGGTTATAACTCTAAAGAAGATTTTCTTCTGTTTACACCACGCTCTAGCGGCTTCCCACTTAGCAACATTTTGGATATACTGTGCTTGACGCCATTTATCACGTCCAACATTCTCTTTCATAGTTTGATTATCAGGCTTAACTTCAATTAGTTCAACATGTGGTCTACCATTTTTATCGCTGTATTGTATTAAGAAATCTGGTACATAAACTGTATGCTTACCTGTTAATGGATTTCTATATGGTATCTTAACACTTTCACTTGCCCATTTACTAACACTAGGACTTTCGTCGCAGAATTTCATAAATGCAAATTCCCAACTACTTCTGTATATAGGTGTCTTTGTACCTAAGTATTTTTCGGGGTACTTTAATGTATACCGACCCTGAGCAAACTTACCCATAGCATTATACCACTATGTTTCTAGTTTCTAATTTATTAGTTGCTTGGTCTACTTTGTAACCTAGTGTACTGATTTTTGATCTATTGTAATTTAAAATTTCTGTAATTACTGAACTTAATTGTACTTGGTCAAATCCGCCAAGTGTATCTATTAACTCAAAGATTTTTACGTTATCAATTTTTGCTTGTTGCATAACAATAGTTGCAACACTATTAGCACTAACTTCATCAAAGCCTCTTTTAGAAAAGAAAGCTACAGTTGCATCAACTTCGTTACTTGAAAATTCAAATGGTTCTGAATAATATTGATTAAAGAATTGTTTTACTTTAGTCGCACTATCGCCTGCCTTAGCTGGAAGGTTACCATATAAATTAGTTGGTGTACTATTTTTGTTAGTTGATATATTGTCGCCCATAAATTAATCCTATGTAAATAGAGTATTACCATTAGCATTTGAAATAGCTTTTTCTCTTGCCGCGGATTTATCTGCCGCCGTTTGTGCATTGTATGCCGCACTAATAATTTCCGGTAACGGTGATCCGCCGTTGTTAATATGATCCTTCTTAAAGAAAGTACTTTTAGCTACTGAGTCAGCCGCACCTGGATTTCCTTTTAAGAAGTTAGTAACACTACTTAGTGGGTTACCAATTTTACCACTAGCAACTCCGGCTAGTGTTGTTAAGCCTGCAACTGTAGCAATAGTGCTAAAGCTACCACCTGATCCGCCCGACTTAGGAAATGCAAGATTTGCTACGCCACTAACATCAATGCCAGTTGCTTTACCAATTTGGTCTTTTAGTATTCCAAATCCTTCTTCACGTAGTCCTTCTTTACCTAAGCTCTTAGCATTTTGTGTTATGCTAGTTGCTTTTAATACTGTACCTAAAAAGTTTGTTGGACTGCTAAATGCCGCTCCACTACTAATGTCTCCAAACACATCACCAATACCGCCTGCAATACCGCCAACACCAAACACACTACTAGTTCCACCTCCTCCTAATGAATTAGGACTTGGTACTTGATCGTAATGGCCACTTGCACTACCAAAGCTCTTAGGTGCTGAACCATCTTTAACTGGTCCTCTTGCATACCATACAGTTTCGTATTGTATTGTCATGTTGTTTGCAACTGAGTCACTTGAACTGTTGTCCATAGTGTCGTGTCCCCATTCACTAATGATAGGGTTAACTAATGTAAACGCTGTGTAACGTTTTCTCGACATTTGATAAATTTGAATACTTTCAAAAAACGGTTTAAGAGAATCGTTATCCATACCGTATCTAAAACTGTTTGCCGCTTCACCTTGATAACTAGATGCTCTATTGTACGCCGCATTAGAAGTATTAGGATTTGTACTTCCGTCTATACTTGCATAGTTACCATCTTTAAAATAATATCTATAGTATGCTTCCCACATAGCAGTTGTTTGACCAAAGTTGTCATCGTGGAATACAATGTTAATAGGATCGTAATCTAATCTTGTTTGTAAATTTCTTTTCTTATTGTATTGATGCTTTAGTGTTGTTGCAATTTGATACTTAGGCAAGTCAACTTGTTTAACAAGCATATTAATTTCTTGTGTTTTTAATTGAGGAATTAATTGTACTGCTTCAGGATTTAAATTAAAACTTACGTGATAAAGAAATTTACTTTTAGGACTTAGTCTATGTGCGTCATCAACAAAAAGTCGAGCCGCGTGTGCTTGGTCGCCTAAGTTACCTTTAGGGCTTAATGCACCACTTACTAAATTATCTAAAAACCCGTTGAGTCTATTTGCCATTGTTACTCTCCTGTATTAATATTTATCCTAATAAGATAAGTGCGTACAGAATAAAAAAGGATGCCAAAATTAATTGACACCCTTTTTAAGTTTCAGGAAATATTGTTAACTATTAACTTGCGCCGCCGCCTGTAATAGCTGTGTTAACTGTACGTCCGATTGCTGTTCCTACGCCTGTACCTTGTGGGCTTTGAATAGCGTTATCGTAGCGTATTGCTAGTGCAACAGTTACTGGATCGTTAGTAGAGTAAGACAAGCTGTTATAGTTTGCTGACTCTAAGTAACAACCATACAATTCAAATGTCTCTAGTACACTTGCTGTATTAGCACCGTTACCACCGTCTAATATTTCAATTCTTGTAACGAATTTGTAATCGCTACCTGACGCCGCCGAACTTTGTTCGAAGAAGTCAAATTGTTTCTGTAGTTGCTCGCCAACAAGTTTTTGTACGTTGTTACTAACATCTTCACGTAAGTTAAGTGTAATTGGTTCCCAAGTGTGTTTACCTGCTAGGTATACACGTGAGTTATACACGTCTACTGTGATCTGTTCGAAACTAACGTTTGGTCTTGTTACGTCTACAACCTGTTTGGTTAGTTCTGTTGTTGGTGTTGATACTCCAAAATTTTCAAGACTCACTCTAAAGCGGTATTGTAGTTTCGGCATCAACAAACCTTGGTTACTAGCTGAAGAGCTAGAATCCAAAGGTACTGTAATTTTGCTTAGTGTTGAAATTGCCATTATAATATCTCCTGCTTGTAAGTATTTATCATATTAAAGCCCTGCTATCTCACCAGTGTTTTTAAGCCTTAATGGAATGTAAATAAACTCCACTGCTTTCACTGGTTCAATTGCTACGTCTAAGTAAAGTTCATTTCTATCAATTCTACTTGGAGTATTGTTACTTTCGTCACATACTACTAAGAAGTCATATAATGCTCTTTGTCCTACTAGCTCTAATAGTAAACTATCTGCCTGTGCTTTAATCTCATCACGTGTGATTTTGTCATTTGGCTCAAAGATATAAGGTTTAGCAAGTTTGTTAAACTGCGAACGTAAGTAAATTACTAGTCTTGCAACGTTGATTCTGTCTAAAGCACTAGCATTTTTAGCTCTTGTCTTTTGACCAAAGTTAACAAGTCCTGCACCACTTAAGAACGTTACAGGGTTAATAGCATTACCGTATAATGTATCACGCTGTCCTTCGTTAAGTGCTACGCTCTGGAATTCACCTTCGCTTGTAATGTATCCTGCACTTGAAGCATTTGTAATTCCACCACGTCTTGTTCCTGCTGGAGCAAACCATGGAAACGATACTTGATCGCTTAATGCCATTGTGCGTAGTATACCATGACTTGCTGGAACAACTACGTTGTTACCTGCGTTATCACTTGAGAATAAACTTGGATAAAACACACCTAAGTATTCATCGTATGTTACTAATCCATCGTCATTATCTTCTACTGCACCATTTACGTTAGTTGCATATTCGTTTAATGAAGTTGCATCT